AAGTATTATCAAGCTAATCATTTAGTATCAAGATGGAAAGCATTGGCCAGTTCCAGGCAGCAAAATCAAGCCCTGGCATCATTTGGAGATATCAATTGGATAAATGATGTTTTAGATGCTGTGGATGCTCGGATGGCCGCCGGTGCCAAGGCCGGATCAGTTGAAGGTGGTCGTGATGTGGATGAAACATCCACTATCGATGGCAAACGGGAAGATCCAGGCGCCCTGCGTTGGAAACAAACCAGCATGAGCTACGAAGCTGCTGTGGAAAAATACGGCAAAGATAACGTTAGAAAAGAACCCAAGAATCGTGCCGGTCAAGAAGTGATTGCTGTGCATGTTCCACTGGGCGAGCAAGCTGTGTTGGAAGGCAACAATGATGAATACAATGATGAATCAGGCATGGCTTACAATAGTCTGCGTACAATACATAGAGCCACCAAAGGATTAGCAAACACCATAAAAGATGGTGATAATCTACCTGAATGGTGTCAAGAAAAGATTTCGTTAGCTGAAGATTACTTGGTAACTGTTTGGGATTATTTACAAAGTGAAAAAGGCCTGGCGGAAGGCTTGGGTTACAGCCAAGACCCTGCTCAAGCAAAATGGTATCATGAAGGTCGCATGGCATTTAAAGGCGGTACTACCGGTAACACCATTCAAGGCATTGCCAAGAAACATGGTTGCCCATCAGAATGGATAGATGCATTCCATGCCGGATACCAAGACCAAGAAGGTTTTAGCAAGGATAGTGTGGCGGAAGTAAGTGATCCCAGTGGTATGATGCATGCTGCTCAACACTACAATAAGTCATTTATCATCACAGCAGAATTAGCGGAAGGTGGCACGAAGAAATATCGTATACACGCACAGAGTGAGCGTGTTGCCCGTGAAAAGTTCAGCCAACATTATAACATGGCCAAGGTATTGAACGTGGAAGAAGAAGGTGTGGCGGAAGGCCTTAATGAATTTGCAGCCGATGACGGTGACAGCGGTGGTGAAGACGATGCCTTGCACAAGTACGCTAGAATGTGGTGGGCCGGGGACGAAGTAACGCAGATGCAAATTGAAAAGGTCTTGGCTCGAATGGGCTGGGAAATCGGCGAAGATGAAGGCGGCTACGACAACGGCGGAGTGTTTGTGGTACGTGCCGGCGATGTGAATGGTAACAGTTATGTCTCTTGGCCCGCAGAAGATTTAACAGAAGGTGTGGCGGAGGGTGAGACTACGTTGACTAAAACTGGTCGCATACATCGCTCAACGGATGCATATGGTGGATCACCACCAGAACCAGATCCTATTGGTGACGAATTAGATAAATCTGGCACAAGAAGAATTGATCGAGCACTGGGTGTTCAGTTTAAACCGAAAGGATATCAAAAAGATACCAACACAGTGTCGGAAGCGCCCGGAGATAAAGGATCATCACGAGAACATTTGGCAATGCTACGGGCTGAAAAAAAAGAACATGAACAAGCCCAACGTGCAAAACAAGAAAAAATGGACCGGAATCTAAAAAACTATCAAGCTGGTGATGTTCGTGCAAGTGATATCAAAGTGGCGGAAGCATCTAAAACTAGAAATCCTACCACAGACTTCTTAAGAAAGCATCCGGTGCCAGATAGCGAGATGGTTACGTTAGTTAAGAATAAAGATGCCGACGCATCCTTCAAGAACATGATGGGTGGATCAAGCAATGAATTAACCAAGAATCTTAAGATTAAAGAGCAAGAGTCTACACCGGGCGATGAACATACCCGACGTCAAAAACTAATCAAGTATCTTGCCAAACATAAAGGTTGGGATCGTAGTGATTTAGAACATGCGACCACTAAAGAATTAATTCAGTATTATAAAGAATGTCGGCAAGGCATGGCGGAAGGTAAGGATCCGACTACAGATGCTGCACAAGAAGCATACGGATTTCAGCGTGGTGAGGTAAAGAAAAACAAAGATGGGTCTTATGTCGCAACTAATCATGCCGGCTCACGTAAAATTTTCAAAAGCGAAAAGGCCGCAAAAGCACATGCTGACTCGGGTTCACAAGGCATGTCGGAAGGATCTGTAAACGAGGTAAGTGTTGATACGTTATCATCTTATGGTAAAAAAGCAATAAAATCTGCTGCTAAAAATGCTGACCTGTCAGGCCAGTATCAAGAGAAGGCATTTGACAAATATAACAAAGGCGGTGCCGCTGCTGATAGATCATGGGACGATTTAGACAAGGCAAAAAAATATGCAGCTAAAGCTGATCGGCGTAATGCCGGGGCAGACTTGGCGGCTGTTAAGTTAGGCAAAAAATTTAGTAAAGGCATGTCGGAGGCACGCACAGTTGACGACTTAAAAGATGAACTGACAAGTTGGAAAAAAGAGGGACCGTGGACACCAGTTGATCCTAACAAAGATCCTAAAGGTAAAGTACATAACTTAGCCGGAAAAGCTCTTAAGAAAACAAAAGAATTAAATCCTACAACTAAAAAGGTGTGATGGAAGAATTCCAATACTGGCCGGAATACGAAATTGAACCCGGCGAGAATCGCAAGATCTGGCACAATATTATACTCACAACATCTGGCTTGACCATCGACGCTGACTTTACCCCATACGACGAAATGGATCATGAGGATATCGGAAACTATATTGCTATGCGTCGGATTGAGGGTGACGCATTACGCAATGGCATCAGCCCTTGGGATAAGAAATCTTTGCAGGATTATCACAATAAGAATCACCCTTAGGACCGGTATTAAGTTACCGTTTGGTGTAGGCGTTCTCCCTGGCCTAAATATGTAAATTCGCTACTTGCATATTTGAACAGGGAGATTTCTTTTTCTCTTGCTATCTATCAAAATATAAGCTATAATGTATCTTTAAGGAGAAACACATGTCGACAAAAGTATTCAGCCAAGAAGAGAAATTGAAACTCACCCAGATTATTAACGAGGGTATGCAGGTCATGCACGAAATCGAAACACTTACTGGTGGGCTTAGTGATACCATAAAATCAATTGCCGAGGAAATGGAAATCAAACCCGGTGTGCTAAAAAAAGCTATAAAATTGGCACATAAGAGTGAGTTTGGACGCGAACAATCCGATCACGAACTGCTGGAAACAATCTTGACCACAGTTGGCAAAACTCTTTGAGTTATATCGATTGTCTCTTTGATAAAGAGAAAGATCGCATACACGTAGTTGAACGCCGTAATGGCGAACGGATATATCAAGAATATCCAGCTAACTTTGTGTTCTATTATGATGATCCACGAGGTAAATTCCGTTCTATTTATAATGCCCCGGTGGCCAGATTCAGTAGCAGAAACAGCAAAGAGTTCTATAAAGAACTACGCATGAACTCAGGCAAACCTGTGTATGAAGGTGATATCAATCCCATCTTCCGTTGCTTGGAAGAGAACTACAAGGGACAAGATGCACCAGAACTTAATGTTGCATTTTTTGACATTGAAGTTGCATTTGACTTAGAACGTGGATTCTCACCAACTACTGATCCATTTAATCCGGTTACAGCTATATCGGTATATCTATCTTGGATTGATCAAATTGTTACTCTGGCTGTCCCTCCACAACACATGAGTCGTGCTACTGCTGAGGATATTGTTAGAGAATTTGATAACACTATGATCTTTGATCGTGAGGAGGATATGCTGAATGCTTTCCTTGATCTCATCGAAGATGCAGATGTGCTAAGTGGATGGAACTCAGAAGGTTATGATATTCCATATACCGTGAATCGTATCACCCGTGTGTTAAGTAAGGATGATACACGCAGATTCTGTTTGTGGGGGCAACATCCTAAACAACGAACCTTTGAACGTTTCGGTGCTGAACATCAAACATATGATCTGGTTGGGCGTGTGCATATGGACTATATGCAATTGTATCGCAAGTACACTTACGAAGAGCGACATAGCTATAGCTTAGATGCCATTGCTGAATATGAACTTGGTGAACGTAAAACACAGTATGAAGGAACACTGGATCAGCTATACAATAAAGATTTTCGAAAGTTTGTTGAATACAACAGACAAGATACTTTGATCCTGCACAAGCTTGATAGAAAATTACGCTTCCTTGATATTGCCAACGAACTGGCACATGCCAATACTGTATTACTGCAAACAACCATGGGAGCGGTAGCAGTAACTGAACAAGCTATTATAAATGAAGCACACGAACGTAACATGGTTGTGCCCAATCGTAAAAGGTTTGGATCAGAAGAAAACACACAGGCCGCAGGTGCGTATGTTGCATATCCTAAAAAAGGTATGCATGAATGGATTGGAGCAGTTGACATCAACTCACTATATCCCAGTGCGATCCGTGCATTGAACATGAGCCCGGAGACTATCGTTGGGCAATTGCGTCCAATAATGACAGATCGATATATCTCAGACAAGATAGACAAGGGTGCAAGCTTTGCAGCAGCATGGGAAGGATTGTTTGGCAGCTTTGAATACACCGCAGTAATGGAACAACAACCAGGCACTGAGATCACTATAGATTGGCAAAGTGGTGAAGAGTCTGTGCATTCTGCTCCGGAGATATGGGGTATGGTATTTAATTCCAACAAACCTTGGATGCTCACAGCAAATGGTACTATAGTCACACATGAGATGCGTGGTATTATTCCCGGACTGTTGGAACGTTGGTATGCTGAACGTCAGATCATGCAGGCCAACAAGAAAGCAGCAACTGATCCTAAAGAGATTGCCTTATGGGATAAGAAACAACTTGTTAAAAAGATTAATCTGAATAGTTTGTATGGTGCTATCCTAAATCCCGGATGTAGATTTAATGATCCACGTATTGGGCAAAGCACAACGCTGACTGGTCGTGCTATCGCACAGCACATGGCCGGACATATAAACGAATGCATAACTGGTCACAAGGATCATGTTGGCGAAGCTATCATATATGGTGACACTGATAGCACATATTTCAGTGCGTGGCCGGCGATAAGAACTGAGGTTGCAGAAGGACGCATGGCCTGGAGCAAGGAAATGTGTGTGCAGTTATATGATAGTATAGCTGAACAGGTAAATGATGGATTCCCAACATTTATGGAACAGGCATTCCATTGTCCAAGATCAGCTGGAGAACTTATACGAGCCGGTCGTGAATTGGTTGCCGAGCGTGGCTTGTTCATCACAAAGAAACGTTATGCAGTATTGATATATGATCTCGAAGGACATAGGTTGGATGTCAAAGGTAAGCCGGGCAAGATCAAAGCCATGGGCTTGGATCTAAAGCGTTCAGATACACCCAAGGTTATACAAGAATTTCTATATGAAGTATTGGAATCAGTGCTGAGTGGGGCTGAACGCGATGCAGTTATAGAACGTATACGTAAGTTCAAATATGAATTCTCTGAACGTCCGGGTTGGGAGAAGGGTAGTCCCAAGCGTGTGAACAATCTAACCATGTACGGTAAAAAAGAAGAGCGTGAAGGTCGTGCCAATATGCCTGGACATGTGCGAGCAGCTATAAACTGGAATAATCTACGCAGGATGAATTCAGATAATTATAGTATGCAGATAGTAGACGGTATGAAAACTATTGTTTGCAAACTTAGAAGTAATCCGCTTGGATGGACCAGCATAGGATATCCAACAGATGAACAACATCTGCCGAAGTGGTTCAAAGAGTTACCGTTTGATGATACTGAGATGGAAGCCACTGTTGTGGATCAAAAAATCGACAACTTGTTAAGCGTATTGAAGTGGGATCTTGCATCCGCCACCAATACCGAAAACACTTTTCAGAACCTATTTGAATTTTGAGTAAAAAATCCGCCCGTCTTAGTAGTATAGTTCGATATCGAAATCACTTGTTGCGTATTGATGCAGCGGCAGGAAAAGCCGCGGCTGTTAAACTACCCGATGAGATATTACACACTATATCCGACTCACCGATAAAAGTCG